CCATAGTTATTTTCTACTTGCTTATATTATGTACTCACATTAATGGATGTGACTGTAGTAGGGTGTTCCTTTCTATTTAGAACAAAGGAATCGGAGCTAGGGCAGTGGCAATTAACACGGATTCAGTGAGTGTAGATGAACCGTTGACTCCCAGCGTCAAAGTGGCTGGTGAGTTGGTGACTATGAACGTAGACGTCACCGAGGCTGCTGTCGTTGTTATTGCCGAGGACACTGCGGTCTTGAGCGTTAGGCCTGCTCCAGCCGCCATAGTCTGCGTGACTATACCCGCCCCTTCGATGATGAAGGTGAACGAGAGTTCCTGCCCGATTTGCGGGTTCGCGATTATTACGTTAGGGCTCGCAGCAGATGACATACCGATAGGCCCGGTAGCCTGCTGCTCATCCACACCGCCGAAGAACGCGGCAGGTGAGGCTGTCCCAAGTGTCGACCGTAATGTGCCGGATGCTTGAAATCCTCCGGCTGGCACCTGCGGGTGAAAGAGAGTAATGTCGTACTCCACCCACAGTTTGCCCCAGCCTACGGCTGTGCCGTCGACTGTGCATGCGAACAAGTTACCAGCATCGTAGGTCTTGATGTCCTGGTTGGGCGCTAAGGGGCCCGTTCTGATCGTCTTCTCCTTCATGTCACCCATTAGTGACCGTGAAGGGAGGTTGCATGTAATGTCCTTCCAGGGAGCATCCTCCTCGCAATCAGTGTACGAGGATGCAATGCTCTCCGACACCGGAGCAGCGTCGGCGGCATCATAATCGGGGGCCATCATGAATGACCCGGGAATTCCTGTGCCGGTCCTGGTGTAGTAGCAGAAGCGTAGGCGATTGAATCGATACCGCTCCCAGGATTGAGCTTGTGTGGACAACCACGGAAAGCTGGCGCTTAGACCGGGGTTAAGAGCTATGGCCCGCGCAATTGCAAATGCGGTGGACCCGACTACTGAGGCCAGTAGTTCTCGATGGACAATGCGGCACGTATCGTTGCCGCTTCTGAAGACTTTGGGCTCTCCAGTATGTTGACCAGTGGCGTATGCTGCCGCTGCTGCCTTTGAAGGTCTGGCTAGACTATTTCCAGAATTAAGCTTCTGGCGCTTTGGAGCTGGTGGGTTTCGAGGTGGTTGAGCCTTCCTCTTATTACTCTTCGCGTTCTGACGCGACGAGGCTGCTAAACGTTCCATCATATGTTTATTGTACGTGCCGCCACCACAGCACAGGAACGAGTCACGGGTGTTCATTTCTTGCTCGGACCACTGGCTAAGGCGGTGGCCCTTCTCTTTTCGAAGGCTTTGACGAAGCCTGCATACGCGTTTTGTGACTGTCCAACTCTCCTTGGCGGAACCACCCAATTGGACGGGTGATTAGGGTTGGCGGATTTGGCGGGCTTGCCTTTGGCGGACTGGCTAGTTTTGGACTTAGCCGATAAACGAGGCGGCACTTGAACTCGTTCTTCCGCTTCTTGCACTGACCTGTTGGCGATCTCGATAGTGGTCTCGGGGATCTCTACCAGGGCTTCAGCTATCTCCTGGTCTGCCTCATCGGACATATCGGCCCACCTGAGGTTGTTAGTGGTAGTAACTATTCCGGATACCAAGTCATCCCCTATAATGGAATCGACTTTAGGCTCAACCGGAACGGAAGGGTCAGTGCACAGGGGAGCGTTCAGAAACAAATCAGTCTCCCCGGACTGGTCAAGAGTGGTGATCCACTCATTAAATCTATCATGATCAAAATCTGGGATGAACTCGGTGAATAATTGCATCATCCACCCCGAATCCACATTCGGCCAATTTGTGTCAGCTGGGTGAGCTCCGTCCCAAGGCATAAGCTCACCATCGTCAAAGTCACCCAAGTGTGTTGACGCAACTCTCGTTATCAGACCGATAACGGGTGAGTTCCGGTCCATTCTGTGATAACCGGACAACCGCTCACCTAACCTCGTTTTGACGTCTTTGAGGTGTGTTGGCCCAACCCAGAGCTTTGCAAGCAGCCTCTTCGGGTTGGCCATAGAGCTGGGGTCCCCGTTCCATACGTCGGGACCGAAGTAGCGATTTAGGAAATTGACTCCCATACTACCGCGAGTGTACGTGGCTATTTCGTAATCCTGTCCCATGGCTCTCGAACTGCGCTCCAAGGCCTTAGGATCAACGTCACCCTCGATACTGTCATCTCCTCCGTACTGACCCAAGGAATCCCATGCTTCCTCGGGCGTTTTGCGGACACCTCCCACCAAAGTTTGCCTGTGGGCACAGTATCCGATGAATGCGGCTAGGACTGAGTTCAGGTTAGAAGTCTCCAATGAACCTGAACCTCTGCTATATCCGGAGTTGTACTTAAGACCGCACTCCGTGGTGCCCCCGACACCTATTTGTTCATCCATGGCTTCGTTCAACCTTCCATGGTGCTCACGGGCAAAGAACCTGAGCATGATTATCCGCTCCAAAATTCGGGCCCTCCTGCTAACGTGACCGTCGAATCGATTACCGTCAGCAATAGTGGCCCACTTAGCATCTTTAAGCAACAGGACTATGGCGTCAGCTATTTCCACTGGGGCCTTATTGAACGCATACCACCGAATGTGGTGCATCACTGCATCACTAAAAGCGTACTGGTAGCGTGAGTATTTAAGTTTGGTCACCGGCGAAGACACGGATATGTTGCGTGGATCGGATGGTTTTGGGTAAGTTTCTTTCTTGACGAAACAATTCCACGCGCGTTTGTACCACTCACCTGTTACGGAAGCATCTTCCAATATGGTACGTTGAGAGTTCGTAGGTTGCCTCTCTCTGACTTCATCATCATCAACGGGATGACCCTCATTGGGACGAGGTATTAAGAACTCCGCGAATTCTTGCATGTACGCGGCAGTGGTGGGGGGAATTGACTCTTCCTCTTCTCCCACTCTTTGGAAGGCCATGACCCTTCCTTCGATGCACCTTTTGTCTGAGGCTATCGACGTTGTAAACCCGTAGCAAGGGTTGATCAATGGTGACCC